TTACATCAACATACTTTGCTGACCGTAGTGGTTAGGGTGAGGCAGCACCGGGTTCACCCTGCCGGGCGACATGATTGACCGCTCAACGGTCTCCATGGTGACAAACGTATGTCCGCAATTGACGTTCTGACACTGATGATAACGCTCCTTGGTATTCTCGCTCAGGTAACGACTAGAACGAGCATGTGCAGCAGTACCGCATAAGTTGCAATGGAACATATTTATCACCTTTACCGGTCAGTTTCGATAAGGCTATTTTAGTATATTTTCCTTATAAAACAACATATTAATTACTGCTCGTCACTTTGTTTTTCCTCTTCGTACTCAACGTCGGAAAGCCTCACCTCAAGCTCTAGCGCCGTCGTGTAGCCGCCATCACCCAGTGAGTGGGTTACCTTGGTGATTATCCATGCCTGCTCGTCTATGACGCGCTTAAAGCCTTTTACCGCCACCGGTGTTTCTGGGTATAAATCCGCACGCCCCATGGCGAGATTGAGCGAGAACTCAGCCACACCGCGTTGCAGCTTGTCCCACTTGGCCTTAGCCGCCCGCATGGCCTGGGTCTTGGTGGCGTAGATGGTGGTCAATGCAAACACGTTGTCGGCTTCGCCCGCCATATACTCGCCCTCACGTTCTTCCTTTGGCTTTGCCGGTGCCTTCTTGCTCGCCGTGGGTTGGGTGGCTTTGGGGTGTTGCAGCGCGCGCAGGTGCTTCTCTTTAGGCTTGCGCTTGAGTTTGACCTTTTTATTTTGCGGTGCTTTCGGGTCTTTGGTGTGAAGCCATTTAGCCGTGACGCCGGTATAGGCTCCCCGGTCAGCAATCGCAAACTGATGTTGGTCACCGTCGCGGCGCTCAATGGTCACCTGCGGGATGGGTTTGCCGCTGGCGGTTACACCGCTGCCGCCGTTGAGAAACAGCAATTTACCCGCCTTGACCGAAACCTCCGCGCCGTTGCGCGTGGCAAGGCGGGTCAGGAATTTGGCATCAGACTCCTGTGACTGGTCAATGTGCGGGATAGCAATACTGGCCAGCCCCTCGGCAACACTGGCCGTTAACTTATTGCGGGCGGCAATCTTCTCCAGTACCGCGCCGAGAGTGGTGTCGTGATAAGACTCCTCCCGGCGTGAATTGAGCGTGCCACGAAAGTCCGCGCTACGGGCGCGAATGGTCAGCGTGTCGGGCGCGCCTCGGTGTTCCACCTCATCCACGGTGAAAGTGCCCTTGTTGACCAACTGCTGCCCCTGCCAGCCCAGCAGCAGCGAGAGCACCGCACCACGCACCGGCATCATGACCTGCCCGTCAGCATCATCCAGTTCGATATCAAGCTGGTCAGCCTCAAAGCCGCGGTTATCAACCAGCGAAAGTGACAGCAGGCGCGGGCTGATGTTCTGCGTGATTTCTTTGCCCTGCATCGTGAGCATAAAGGCTGGGGCGACTTTTTCCCCCGCATCCAGTGTTAAACCGGGCATCATGACAACAGCCCTCCCATTGCTGCGCCCGCTTTATCTGCTAACGCTCCAGCCTGACCGAGTAAGCCCTCGGCCTGCGTCCGCAAATCCCCGTAAAGCGCCGTCAGGGATTCATCCACACGGGTCAGCGTGAGCGAGAACTCAATGCGCCGTGCGCTGCCGTCGGAAAAGAACTCGCTGCGGGTCTCGCTGACGCTGTTGACCACAAACATCCCGTAAATGGTGCCGGTGCCCTCCAGCAGTGGCCATGCCCGACCCTCGGCGGCCATCGCGTCAAGGAGCTGCAACGAGACCTTACCGCCGGTGATCTCCGGCATCAGCACCCCGGATAACGTGATTTTTTCCTCACCGACGCCGAGAAACTGCAACGCCGGGCGCAAGCCAATCCGGTTATTGGATGGCCAGCGATAATCGACATTGCGTTGCATAGTCTGATAGGGCAGCGTTTGCAGGCGAAACACAAACAACCCCAGGATTAACATCATGGTGACTCCCCTCTTTAGTCGCTGGCCAAGGTTGAGCGCTGTGCCGCGCGGGCCTTGCGCTCGCGCTCCTCGACCACTTGCAACAGCATCCGCTTGGTTTGCGCTTCGGTCATGCCGCCTGGGTGGCTGCTGGCCACGTGGAAGTTATTGACGCTGTTGTCCGTGTAGGACTTCCCGCCCCCGGCACTGACCGGCACATACGCCCCCGGCATTGCACCGCCCACAGGGTAATAACCTCCCCTGTTAGCCCCAGCGGCGTAGTCGTTGGCTTTCTGCGCTTTCTTGTCAATATCGCTGGACTCGCTATTGATGACGCCGAGCTTCTCCAGCACCCACTTGATCCCCTCTCTCAGCTTGTTGAACGCCTTGAGCGGCAACATCAGCGCATCGGCCAACTGGCGACCAAACTCAACACCGGCATTCTTGCAACTGTCGAGACTCTCCTGACTGGACTTCACCGGCTTGAGCAGATTGGTAAACCACTGCCACACCTCATTTAGCTTGCCGCCTAGGTAGTCAAACATCGGCTTAAGCGGAGTAAACAGCGCAGCAATCGGCGCGAACGCCTCAGAAATGCCGATAATCACTCCGCTAAAGAAGGCGCTGATGGGTTCCCAGTATTTGCGAATAAGCAGCGCGCCAGCGACAAAGGCAGCGGCCACGGCCACCACCGGCCACGTTATCGCCCCCAACACAGCCACGATGGCCCCACCGGCGGCGCTGAGGATTGTGCCCATCAATCCTGCTGCTGCAACGATACCGTTAATCCCGGCAATCACTGGCCACGCGACCAACCCTATCCCACCCAGCACACCAATGACACCCAGGATGGCCGTGGTGACCATAAAGATTTTTTTCGTCAGCTCCGGGTTTGCCTTTGTCCATTTGCCAACAGTGGTTAGCCACTCAGTCGCCGAGCGTGTCAGTTGCCTCAGTGCCGAATCCTGCTTTTCAAACACCTCAATCTGTACATCTTCCCAGGCCGACTGAAGGTTTTTTAAATCCCCGTCAAGGTTGTCGGTCTGGACTTTCGCCACCCTGTCCGTCGTCCCTTTCGACTCCTGGATTGCTGCGCGCTTCTCCGCTAACTTCCCGTTACCGGCGGCGGCAACGAGCTTAACGGCACCTTTCATGGCCTCCTCACCGAAAATAACTTTCAGGTATTCCGCTTGCTGCGCTGTACCAAGTTTGTTTTTCTTGAAGGAGGCATGGATAGATTTAAGGATTTTTTCAACGGGCAGCATGTTGCCTTTGCCGTCCCGCGTTTTGACACCCAACTCACCCAGGGCCGCCGGTGATTGCCCACGCGGAGCCTGTAAGCGACTAAAGATGGCGCTAGTGCCCGTCCCCGCCATTGAGGCTTTGATGCCGTTATCCGCCAAAATACCCAGCATGGCGGTGGTATCTTCAATGCTCGCTCCGGCGGCCTCGGCAATTGGCGCGGCGTACTTCATCGCCTCACCCAGCTCGACAAGGTTGGTGTTGGACGACGTGAACCCCTTGGTCATCACATCAGCAACGCGCTCAATATCCGACATCGGCAGGTTAAAGGCCGATTGCATATTGGTGATGATGTCAGCCGCCTGCGCGATATCCACATCGGCGGCCAGACTGAGATTCACCGTTGAACCGGTAGCGGCTAGAACGGCGTCGGCGTTATACCCCGACTTGGCCAGCGTCGTTTGCGTACGCGCAACGTCCATCGGCGAGAACGCTGTCGACCCGCCAATATCACGCGCCTGCTGACGGATTTTGACGAGCTTCTCGTCAGTTTTGTCCATGCCGAGAATGGATTGCGTGGCTGACATCTGCTTATCAAAGCCCACGCCGGGCGCAATAAATCGGCCTGCCGCATACAGCCCCGTCATCGCAATCCCCACCCCAGCAGCACCCATGCCCGCCACATTGCCCGCCAGTTGCTTACCGGCCTGATAGCGCCGCTGGACGTTGCTTAACCGGGCCTGTTGTTGACTGACGCGCGCCAATGCCTCGCGCTGGCGATTGAGTTGATTGGTGGTGTCGCTAATGGAAGTTCTGAGCCTGCGCTCATCATTGGCCAGCGTGCGGGTATTAATCCCAGCTTGCGCCAACTCCTGCCGCTGGCGATGCACAGATTGGCGTAACCCGTTGTACTTGAGCTGCAACTCGGAGGCCGCGCGCTTGGCTGCCTCCAACGCCTTAACTTGTGCGTTGGTGGGATTGACTGTGCTTCTCATTGCAACCGCCAGCGCGGCGGCGTTCTGCTTGGCTTTTTGCAGTGCTCGGCCCGTGACCGCAAGCTGCGCACTCGACTCGCGAAAACCCTCAATACGTCTAGCTTGTGCATTCAGTTTTTTGAGGTCTTGCTGCGTCGTGCGGATGTTCGCAGACAGCGACCTGCTCGCCGTCTGGATGTGCTTGAAAGGGCGACTGGCTTGGTCAACGGCTTTGAGTAGCACCTGCAATCTAACGTTGTTACTCATTCGCGTGTCCGCTACGTTGGAGCGCTTTATCGCGCCAGTTGATAACCTCCATCAGGCTCATCGGGTAAAGCTCTGATGGCGGCCAGTGGAAAATCACCGCGATATCCGCCATCAGGTCATCAACCGACATCCCGGTGGGAAAGTTTAGCGCGCCGCACTCGGTGACAAAAAACCGACAACCTTACCCGCTAAAGCGAGAAGGTCAGGCAGCTCCAGCAAAGTAACCTCGCTTTCGGTCAGTGACGGGTACGTCATGCGCGGCAAGACCTTAATCAGTGCATCAACTTGCGCATTCGCCACATCAGCGAGACTCACCCCGCGCAAGGTGCCCGCGTTAGGCTTAATCAGTGTTACCGAATCAATCAGGGTGTCACCACGCTTTACCGGCGTATCCAGGGTGACCACGTTCGGGTTTTCTGCTGCTTTGTCTGCTTTTTTCATTGGAGTTTTCTCAATTAATTAACAAGGGAAAAGAGGCGGCCAGCCATGCTGACCGCCGGTAAATTACAACAGGCCGATATTGCGGCGGTGACGCTCCAACATATCGACGCCGTTCACGCGCTCAATCATGTTGATAGTGTCGATTTCGATGCGCTCCTTGCCATCAATGGTCAGTTTGTAATAGGTGCATTGAGTGGTGATTTTGGTCTCGGTATCCTCACCTTGTTTCTGCTCACCAAAGTCCATTTCTTTATGGCGGCCACGCAGCACAATCTCGACGGCCACCACATCGCCAGTGTCATCACGCTGGTAAGAACCACAAAAACGCAACGGCACGGTTGATGCGCTGGCGGCAGCGTACTGCCCCCAAAGCTGGTCATCGGGCAGGCCACCGATGGCCCACTCCACGTTCAGCGCATCATCGTCCAGCCCCATATCCACCGGGGCGCTGCCATTCATGCCGCCGCCGCGATAGTTCTCAAGCTTGCGGGTCAGTTTCGGCAAGGTCACCGAGCTGACAATACCCATGTAGCTCAAGCCGTCGTTAAACAGGTTGAGGTATTTCAGTTTACGCGGGAGTGCCATGTGTTACGTGTCCTCTTAGCTGTTAACGGCGGCGGCCAGATTGACCAGATATTTATCGGTAATGCGCTGGCGCAGGGTTAAATCTTCCAGCGGCGGCACCGGCGTGTAGTCATAATCAATAAACAGTTTCCCGCCTTTCAGCGACTCCTTATCGTTGGCGCTTTCGTCATACCAGCAATCTGCATCAATGATGTAACCATTGCTTTTCAGCTCGCGGAATTTGGCCTTGATGCCGTCAATGATGTCGCGAATAAGCGTGGCGGTGACCGGTTTATCCACCGCCCACATATGCGCTTCGGCCATAGTGTCGGCCAGCACCTGCGCGGTGCGGGTGTAGTTTTCAAACAGGAAAAGCGGCTCATCCGAGCAGGTGCGGTTTCCCCAGAAGCGAAAGCCGTCTTTGCGGATAAGGGTGGTGACCCCCGCCTGATTGAGCAGGTCAGCATCGGTGCCGGGTGCCTGCAAATCCCAAAACACCGAGGCGCTGATACCGGTCACACCGTTAACACCGACGTTAGACAGGGTTTTATGCCACCCCTGCTCCTGGTCGATTTTGGCTCGCAGGCCAAGGGCGCGCGCCGTGGCGTAGGCAGTGTTGCTGGCATTGGTTGCGGTGTCCCAGGCAAGGAAATCCGGCCAAATCAGCATCAGCTCGCGCTGGCCAAAGTTGTCGCGGTATTTGATGGCGTCGGAAATGGTCTTGCAGCCCCAAGCGCTAATATAGCCAAAGGCGCGTAAGGATTGGCAGACTGTAGCCAGTGCGGCGGCTACCTCTTTAGTATCCAACCCCGGCACGCCGAGGATGCGCGGCTTAACGCCGGTGACCGCCTGCGCCGTCAGTAGCGCCTTGATGCCGGTATATTGGCCGGTAGCATTTGCGCCGCCGATGATGTTGGAGGTGGTCTCAGCGGCATCTTTGCCCTCAGCCACGCGCACCACCACCGTGACCGGTTTGCACTGGTCAGCAATGGCCTGCAACGCAGCGGCCAAGGTGCCTTTTTTACCGGCCTTGCCTACCGCCGCCTGCACATCGGTAATCAATACCGGGACATTGAGCGGGAACATGGCCGCATCAGCATCGCTGGCGGTACACACCATGCCGACAATGGCGGTTGAAACAGTTGAAATCACGCGGGTGCCATCGTTGACTTCAATGACTCGCACGCCGTGATGGTAGTCACTCATTGAGTTTACTCCGTGGTTGATTGGTGTAGACAGCTTGCCGCCACGCGGGGTCGCGCGCACGTCATCAGCGTTGGAAGGGTTATCAGACAACGGATGTAATGAATGCAGGGTGATAAAACCAAGAAAATAAACGCCCTGACCGGGCGCTTATTGGGGGGGGGGAATTCAGACGTAGACAGTGCGATGCACTTCAACCAGGGAAATTCCCGTCCAGTACATTCGTAAGAGTAACTTTCGATATCCCGCCAACTCATCCGGCGCGGTTTTTCCCTCCTGCCACTTAAATACCGACTCCCAAGAGCCAAGGGTAAACACGTTCGCCGAGTTGTTGACCAAGTGGATCATCACCTCACTACCTGGATTAAGACTCCGGCCATTCTTGCTGAATGTGGCGGAAAAGCTGGCAACATTACCCGTTACCTGAACAAAGTATTTTGCCTCGGTAGAGAAATCGAAGGAGATATTATCCTTAATCAAAATGCGTTGCTGTACCGCGCGAGCATTGCTAGAAACTCCGATATCACTCCACGTACTGCCATCAAAAAAAACATCAACAACAACACCCCGGCCAGTGTATGAAATGCCCGTCAGACTGATGATACTCACATCGTCATCTATTACGAATTTGACGCGATAGCAATCAGTATTTGATACCCCACTTACAGCACCAATATAAGTGACCTCAGTATTTCTAAGGATGATAATTTCCGGCTTAGAGAGAAGATCTAGCGTCCCTCTATTTTCATTGGCAATCATGACGCGCCGCTCCACGCCGCGAGTCATATCACCAAAAGAAATCCCACTTGTAATGTAAGGGTCATAAACAGCATCACCGTATTCAATGTTTGTTCTATTTCCCGTCATGAATGGAGCGCCAATAACGCGAGGGCGATTAGCATGCCCCAAATAGATAGCACTGTAAGGCGCGTCAGTGTAGCGCCCCCCGTCAATAATCACATCATCATTAAGGACGCGGCTAAATTTGTTTTTAGTAGCTGACGCTTCAAAATCACCGGTGCGAATATGTCGCCCCGTAAAGCGTTCGTGCTTGCAACGAATAAATCTGATTCCTGTGGACGGCAGTACGCCATAACTATTATTAAGGCTGTGATGGTCGCGAGAATAGACACGGGCACCCTCATTACCATCCTCACCACCGCAGTCAATAAACCAGGTATCAACAGCCCGGCTGTATTTTTCTGGCCCGTTGTAGTTGTCAGATACGGCAACCAACCCCTGAACGGTGGTATCAAAATGATAGCAGCGGGTAAAAATAACATCGCGCATTTTTGATACAAATCCATTCGGGCCTTCATAGTGCAAACAATCCGTTACGCGTATATGCCCACCATTCCGCCCATCAGCATGGGCCGAATTTTGTTCCCATAAGTGGCCGTGGTTATTCGCGCGAGTGGTGACACGTTCAATAGTGATCCATTCTGTCTTATCGTTCATACCATCAACACCGTTTCCGCCTGATGCCACAGCGTCAATGGAGACATCGGAAAGCGATGCGAAACGGGAGCCAGTAAAACCAAGGCCACCGATAATCAACGTTCCTGGCCCACTCCATGTCTTTGCTGTGCGGTCAAAAGCTTGCTGGCCAGCACCAACCAGACTACAGCCGCTTGGCACAATCAATCGAGCTTTGATAATCCCAGCAGGGAGGCGGACGCGCTTGTATTTATTGAGATAGCCCCGGATAACGTCGCTCATATCCGTTTCGCCGGTCAAATCCATGCCACTGGGTGTGTAATAGTTTTCTCGAAGGTTAGCTATATTGGCGTCAAATATCGCGTTTTGTGCAATCTGCTGTTTATTAATAGCATCGGCCTTTGAATCAACATAGGCACGTGTGGCAAGTACTACCGCCGGGTCAATTTTCACCGTAACACTCGCGGCATTGCTAACAATAATAATCATGCGCACTGTTTGCGTGCGGCCAGACCCTTCTTGCAATAACGGTTTGTACGTTTCAGCACAGTTTGAAACGGCAATAAGGTCGCCGTCCTCATCAAAAATACCGACTTCCCTTATCCACCACCCGCCATGATTTTCGGGAATGATTTGCTCTACGATGATTTGGCTATCGTTTAGCGGGTCAATACTCAACATGTTAATGGGGGCGCGCCTGACTTCGTGGGCTAGTTGCGTTTGTGCCGGGGCTGGCGTCGGGAGTTCCCCATTACCATCACCAACAGCCATTTCCGTCACATTTAACTTAACGCCCAATGCGGCGGCGTTAGTGATTTTGGCCACGCCAATATTGGTTAGTAAAGCAAAGTATTTAGCGCTCATCTGTCACACTCACTGTATCAATTAAATGCAACGCTGCGCCAGTGTGCGTACGCGCAGCACCGACCTCCAGCAGTTCGGGGAAATAAGGGTAAATGGTCAGTTCATCACCGTGATAAGTAGCCACACCGATAAAGAGCGTGCCTTGTGTTTTCAGACGAATAGCCAGCCCGATTAAATGGCGGCTTCTCGGTTTGGCCTTATCAATTAACGCTTCCAACTCAAGGCGCACATTTTCGTTAATCCCTTTATCCATCACGTCAACAATGGCGCGCCACGTCCCCGGTGGGTCATCGGTCTCCCACCACTCGGAGGCCGACAGCTCAAAACCCAGCGGCATAATGGCGCGCTTCACCGCGCCTAGCGTTCCCTTGCGGCGGTGTAACAAAAAAGCGGCTTTGATAACGTTACGCTTGGCGGACTCCGACCAGCTCTCATCCCAATGGTCAACGGAGCGCGCCCAGGCCAGATAAGGTAAAAGAGGTGCCGGGCAGGTATCCGGGTTCCACAGGTCACGCAGCGGAACGGGTACGCACGCCAGCTCCGCCCCTGCGCTGGCTGTAGCAACCTCCAGCGCGGATGACCCGACAGATAACAGGCGGTCACTCATCGGAACCCCCGACGGTGAGGCTGTATTGCGTGCAATAGGATGCCTGCGTGTTGTCCAGCACGATATCCGCTAACGGGTGCAACAGCGCCACGCGCTGAACCCCCTCGACATGGAGCGCAGCATAAATGGCTGATAGGCGAATATCACGCCCTAGCCGGTGCTGCGCGCTGATGTAGCGCTTGAGCTTGGCCTCGGCGGCGGCCTGGATGGGGGCCGCCTCCGGGCCTGGGTAGAGGTAGAGCACCGCCTCCACACTGTAATTGACGATTAACGCGGATTGCACCGTCACACGGTCACCCACCGGGCGCACGTTCTCGTTATTCAACGCAGCGGCAACAGTCGCCAGCAAGTCATCACTGGCACTGCCATCCCCTTCAATGGATAACACCGACACCGTGACGCAGGCCGGACTCGGACTGGTCGCCCTGGCATCAGCCACGCGGCCATCAGACGAGCGGCCATGGAATTCATAAGCCCCCGTAGGCCCGGCCACGCTCAACCCTTCAAAAGCCTGTTGTATGCGCATCCTGAAATCACCGTCGCTTTCCCATTGCGCAGGCGTCGGCGGTAGCGTGCCCTCGTCCGCCGGAGTCATGACCAAACGGCTCACGTTAAAATTTCCGCCAAGTTGGTCGAGGTCATTGCCTGCGGCACGGCTAAGCATGACTGCCTGTGCCGCCTCATTCACGCGCTGGCGGAGTAACACCTCGCGATAGGCGTTTTCCTGCAACAGCTTGACGATAGGCTCGGACTCCAGCGCCAGAGTGCGCGCGATAGCCTCCTGTTGGTCTGCCGGATACAGGGAAATCAGCGTTGCTTTGCGCTCGGCCAGCAAGTTTTCATAGTCCAGTTCCTCCACCACATCCGGGGCGGGAAGCTGGCTTAAATCAATGGTTGGCATAATGTCAGCTCAATGGGATGGTTAAGGAAAATGTGCCGCTGGCGTCGCGGCGCTCGCCGGTGATATCAACAACCATTTGGCCATTGAAATAGCTCTCGAACGTGATGGCCGTCAGGCTGATGCGTGGCTCCCACTTGAGAATGGCCACGTAGCAAGCCGCCATCACTTGCAGCTTGACCGCTGCGTTTTGGGGCTGATCAATCAAGGCCGACAGCAAAGAGCCGTATTCGCGGCGCATCACGCGCGAGCCAATTGGCGTGATGAGAATATCCCGCACGCTTTGGCGAATATGGTCGAGGTCGGTCAGACCGGTGCCGGTGTCGCGGCTCATGCCGCTGTAGCGCGCTGTCATTTCGTGCCCTCCGTCCAGCCACCGCCACGCTGCACACCACCGTGACCGTGGTTATCCACCTGCACGTTATTGGATGTGAAGGTGCCGCCGGAATGCTTGATATCCCCTTTCATCTCGCCGCCCTGCTGCACTTCTAGCGTGCCGGTGGTCAGCTTGTTGGTGCAGACCACCTCCGGGGTGTCCAGGGTGATTTTCTCGCTGGCGTTGACCGTCACCACCGGCACCGTGACGGTGACCGACTCGGCGGCGGTCACGTCCGCCGTTTTTATGCCGGTGACAGTCAGTGCTCCGGTTTCCGGCTCATACTCAATGACCGCACCATCGGGGAAGCTGATATGGAATGCATCGGCGGAGGTTGATGGCGGTGGGAAATCATCGGAATAAATGCCCGGCAGCACAAAGGCGGTATCCAGCTCGCCACCCAGAGCCAAGACAAGTACCTGCTCACCAATGGACGGTGCCCACCAGGTACGCGAGCGCCCAGCGCGGCAGGTAAGCCAGTTCAGCCAGTCGGTAGTATTGCCGCCGGTTTGGATGCGGCAGCGCCCCTCATCGATATCGACGTCAACAACGACGCCAATGCGGATAAGATTGCGCACTGCGCGCGCCAGTTCTGAGAGGGTTTCGAGTGTTTGCATAGGGGAAATGATGCCGCCGGAGGGATCCAGCGGCAATCTGCGGACGTAGGATGGCCCGCCAAACAACGACTATCAGTTATCCGCAAAATGGGATATCACCACATCCTCCACGATTTGCCGGTCAGCCTCGCTAAATCCCAGCAACTCGCGCACCTCATAGCGCACATCTTTGCTGTAACGCGTTGGCCGGTCTCGCAAGCCGTCCTGATGCACGCGCGCCATGCGTTGCACACGTCCGACAAACTCAACCACAGCGTCATCATTGCTGCCCTTGGCTTTCATGTAGCGATGGGTGCGCAACTTGGCAAACATGGCCCGCTTAACACGGCCTTTCTTGCTGCGTATCGGCTGACGCTTACGGCTGGCATACGGGGTGCCGTTGGGTGTCTGTTGACGCTTGATACGCTGCTGCTGACTGGCACGGAGCTGCTTGGCAATCTCGGCGGCCATCTTGCGGCGGCTGGCCGGTGACAGGCTGGCAATCAGCGCCTCCAGACGGTTATCAAAAGGCTTAAGCTCATCCATTCCATTCACTCACTAGCTCATCACCCGCATAGAGCCGGGTCGGGCTTTCCACTGCCATCGGTGGTGGCGGCTCCGGGGCATGTGAGACATGCAGCGCCCGGTCAACCTCTTTGACAATCGTCCGCTCAGTCAGGCGCAGGCTGATGCTCACGTCCAGGCTTTCGTTATTGTTGATGTCGGCGATGTAGGTAAACCCCTGTTTTTTGCCCTCGTCGGTTGTCATGATGTCGGGCTGGTTTTCCCGTAGCCATGCCCCCACCGGCACCAACAGCAAATCAAGGTCGCCGGTGAAATCCGTTACCACCACATTGAGGGTGTAGCGGTTTTCGAACGATAGCGAGGTCGCCAACGTGGCCCCAATCGACCCGCTATCGATAAAGATACGCATCATTTCCGGGTTGGCTTTCAGTACCGGCACGGCATCATTCAGCGCTTTGCGCAGGCTTTTCGGCTTGAGCATCTAATTCCTCCTGACAGTGTTTCACGGTCTCGACCTGCTGCGCGCAGCTCACCAGCGCGCGCTCAAGCTGGCGAACCTCCTCACTTAACGCCCCGTTGGTGGTCGGTTGGCTTTCCGGTATCGGGCAACTGCTGACCCTCGGACAGCCAGCGTAGATAATCGTCGGGGGTGGCAAATCCGGGGCGGCGGTGCAGCCTGATAACATCATCAGGCAAAGGAGACAGATACCAGCGGCGCAGAGCTTCATTTTCATTGAGGAGCCTCGTGATGGTTTGATTGCGACGGTTGGCCAATGCCTCGGCGGTGTCACGCTGCTCACGCAACAGCACCTGCGCCCGCTCGTTGCTGTGGGCGCGGGTTTTCAGTTCTGTGAGCGCGTTCTGCGAGGCTTGCAGCGCTTTTTTCTGCTTGCCGATGGTCTCAGTTGCGTCAGACAGTGAGCGGGTCAGCTCGCGGTTTTCCCGCCCTATCCACCACACCGCCACGACGGCCAGCACCAGCAAGGTAATCAGCATTTTCATTGCGCCCCCGTCATGCACAGCGTGCGCTCACTGTCGCGCCGGTTGGCCAGCCCGGTAGACTTCACGCCATTGACATACACCCAGCGCGGGAGCTGATTACACGCCTGCGACCATTGCCGCTTGTTGATAAAATGCGCCAGCGTAGACTTGCACGCCGCTCCCGCGCCAACGTTAAAGGCAAAGCTGACCACCGCGTCGTAAACCGGCTGCGGCATGGCGACCGGCATACATTTCGCGAGCCTGCGCTCAACCTGCATCACATCCGCCACCAGATTGACAGCCGCATCGCGCTCGCTGATAGCCTGCCCCGTCTTAACCCCGGCGGTATGGCCAATGCCGCTCGTCCATACGCCAGCGCTGCACTGGTACGGACTCAGGCGGCACCCTTCCAGGTTGGCAATTAACTCCAGCCCGGCGAGTGAGGTGCGCAACTGTGAAAAATCGGGCAGCAGCACGGCCAACAGCAGCACCGCCGCCACGCTGCAACGCTTAACGATTGAGGGCATCGATAACCTCCTTTTGAACACCGGCACGTTTGAGCAACAGATAGCTTTTCCGGCGGTAATACCAGTTGATGGCAAAGGTGCCGACACCTACCGTGGCACCGACAATCAGCGCAATATCCTGCGCAGAATACTTGCCCACCCAGGCCAGCATCACGGCCACGGCATAGGCAAAGAACGAGGTGATTTTCTCCATGCTTAATCCCATAGCTGAACGGTTTCGGTGGCCGGGGCGGTCTCCATCACCGGCAGCGTGACGGCGGTGCCGTGGGGCAGAATGACACCCACCTCAGCCAACCCCGGATTGGCCAGCAGCACCGCCTCGACCACACCCTCGGTGCGGCCATAATGCCGGTGGCAAAGCGCGTCAAGGGTGTCACCCTGCTGTGCAATGACCTCCATCAGAGCTGCCCGACGATACAGCGCGATTTACCCTGCAACCGAGCCACAGCCCAGCGCATATCCCGCCAATGCTCATCAATCGACGCTTCAACGTCATCGGCCTTTTTATCGCCCTTGGCGCTGGCATCTACGGTGCGGTAACGCTCGTACAGGACAGCGGTGGCCATGGCGCAGACCGCGCTCAAGTAGTGAAAACACTTCTCACTCTCCCCGTCGATATGCTCGGCGGGCACGTCCGTCAGGCACGTAAACCCGGCGGCCATCTGCTGCTCGCGGTACAGATACAACTCGGCATTGGTCTCGGCGATACCACTTTGGATCGCGCGGCGCAGGCGCTGCGGCGTGACGGTATGCTCCAGGCGCATCAGCTCACGCACGCGCTTCGGGTCGACGTCGGGGAAAAAGAAGGTGTTTTTAATCACCGCCTCCGACACATCCGGGGGCGGGATAATGGCCGTCAGCTCGTCGGGCAGCGCAACGGGGTTATGCATAATCACTGTTGTCATGACGACCTCAAAATAGGGGGCGGTGGACGATGGCGTTGATAAGCCCTAAGGCAGTCGCGGCCATCGTGCCGCCCAGCGCGGGGCGCATTCTGTTAACCGGCGACTTTTTTCGCCTTGGTTGGTGGGCGTCCGCGTTTTGCCGGAGTGGCGGCAGTCTTACGCGGGCGCGCGGTTGTTCTTTTGGCGGCGGGGGCCGGTTTGGGCTTGAGCGCACTCTCGCACCGTTGGATCTCTTTTTTCACCCCGGCGGCCTTGTCCTTTCGCATGGCGATGTTGAGGTGTTCCAACGCCTGCGCGAAGTCACCCGCCTCACTCAACATCAGGCCGATAACCTTATGCAGCTTGGCGCGCACCTCTTCGGGCATGTCAGCATCGCCGACCAACTCCAGTGTGGCCAGCAGGTCACTAATGGCCACCGGCGTCCCCGCCTTGCGGCAGCGCTCGGCGGACAGCGCAACATCTTCAACCAGCAAATAGGGGGCCGGGCGCTTGTTGTTCGGGGTAGCAAGCCGGTGTTGCAGGGCGTATGGCGCAATCACCAACGCGCCGGGGATGTCGTCGGCGTCGAGCCGCCACTGCATGACGGTCATCAGGATGTCATCCTGTGCGCCACGCCCTTCGGCCAACACGCCCGCCACCCAGGGCGCATAGGCGGGCAACATGGCCCGCTTGTGCTCGGCTTTCCTCTCGACGGAGTAGATTTGTTTTAACTTTGCGCGGTCTGCGGCCAGCTTAACGAGCATTTGCTCGTAGGCGTTGGCATGGCGCAGCGGGTCATCTACCCGCTGCGCAGCCTCCATGGCCGAGACCCGCATCATGTGACGCTGTGCGGGACTCGTCATGGTTTACGCCTTATCGCCTGCTGGTTGTTCGCCGGTTACTGCTGGCTGTGTGATCTCCTTCATTTCCTTCACCAACTCCCCCGCCAACGCTTTAACCGCGTCCGGGTTGGTTTCGGTTGTCTTGGCCAGCAACTCGATATTTTCAATCAGGCAACCGAAGGCGTAATCCTCAACCACATAGTCGATGTTCATCGACTCGTAGTTTTCCACACGGTCACGCTTGGCGTTTTCTTCCATGTGACGGCGGTGGCTCTCATCCATGAAGTAGATAGAGAGGTTTTCCAGGCTGGTGACCATGATGGCGTTGGCCGGGAAGAACGGCACGCGCACGGCTGGCAGGTTACCGATGCGCTTCTGGCTGACAATCACGTCGGCGGCCATCGCCTCGGTATTCGCCTGCTCCTGGTTAACAATCGGAAAATACTTGTCCGCCAGCAGCTTGCGGCCACAGATGACCACCAAGTCAGGTGACTCTTGATGCCACGGTGCAATCAGGTTGTTGGTAGAGTCCATCACCAGCGCATCCAGGTTGGCATAGTCACCCCCTTTACCGATGCGGATGGTATTGGAAATCACCTCCCCCTCCTCGTTGGTGACTTTGCTCATTACGCGGGTTGGCGCTTCATCGCGATACTTTTGCAGCCAGCCGACCGCTAAATCCTCCAGTAGCGGGTACAGTTTGCGGTTCGACGTTGCCGCACGCTTAACGCCGTTGAACCCGGCCATAATGAAATCCAACGCCTGACGCTTCACGATGGCGTTACGGATACGCAACTGGAAATCCTGATAGCGCGCCCAGAGGTCGAGCTGCTTATAACGCAGATGGAAATCAAAGTTGACCTGATGGCACTCATAGCCTTTCGACTCCAGTGCAATGAAGTCAGCGGTCTGGCGCTCTGCGCCGCCGTCGGTGTCGGTGGTACTGGCAATGGAGCCATTTACACCAACGCCGACCTTTTCCCCTTTCAGCTCATCCACCGGCACCATATTGATGCGGGTCAGGAAATCAGAGGTCTCCTGCACGGTATTCATCAGGGTTTGCGTGACCGACGGCTCCACGCTGAACTTGTTGGAGATATCACCGACGTCGATGCCGTTGAGCTTGGCAACCTGCGTCAGATAAGCGTTAAATTTAAAGCGGGTCTCTTTTTTCATTAGGGTTTCCTAGTCAATAAACGGGGTGGTAACAGGGGGCGTACTACTCCCCGGTCAGTCGGTTAGCAGTTGGTCAGCAGGCTATCTCCACCATCGCCACCGGTTGCCGCCGGGCGGCCCGGCTGACTAAAACTCTCGGTGTTGTCGAGCGTGGTTTTCAGCTCGGCAAACTGCTGTTGGCTCTCTTTTGCTGCGGTTTTCAGCCCGGCAATTTCCTGCTCCAGCTCGGTAAAACGCTGTGCGGTGCTTTCGCCGCTGGCCTGTACCTGCTCCACCACCGCCGTGACGGCCTCATGCACATCGCTAAAACGCGCGTCATCGCTCTCCTGCTTGCGGCTGAACATGGCTTTTACCTTTTCGCTCAGGCTGGACAGGAGGGTATCGGGCACCTCTTCGAACTCCAGTTCGACCAGCGTGGCCACTGAGAACAGGTCGCCCGGCTCGGCCTTACGGCCCGCGAGCGGGTTGGTTTTAGCGCGAGAGCAGAATTCAAGGTATTCCGTGCCCAGGCTGGCCGGGTCATCAGTCACCGCGAGGCCAACGAGATAGCACTTGCCGGTGTTGGCAAAGTTCGGGCGGATCTCCATGGAGGTGTAAACCTTCTGGCCCGCCTTCACCATGGCGGCCAAGTCGTCGGTAGGGGTCAACTTGGCGAACAGCGCCCACTTGCCATTGAGGATTGAATCGTCGTCAATCTGCTCGGCCTTCAGCTCGACCACATCACCTAGGCGCTTGAAATCGCCGTTGGGAAATAGCCCTTTGATGTGTTCCAAATTGATGCGGCAGCCATAGACACGCGGGTCAAAGCTCTCGCCCATTTGCTGGATATCATTACCGTCAATCACTCGGCCATCGCAGGTGTCACCCTCGACGCCAACGCGAAACCACTTTGATACTTTTTTTGCCATGGTCATTTGTCCTGATAGGAGTGTTATGTCGGGGCTAGTTTCCCGGTCAAACACTCACGCGACCAGCAATGGCCGACGGACTACCCCTGACACAACAGCACCTTAGCGCGCCGCCGGTGCCGGTTGCGTAGCCTTGCCCTCGTCACCACCACGAGGGCACAGCATGCACATTCAGACCGACACCACACTCCTGCTCGACCCGCGACGACAGGCGTCCTTACTCTACTGGCAAGGGTTTTCCGTCAAGCAGATTGCCGAAATGCTCAACCAAAAGGCACCCACCGTGCAGAGCTGGAAACAGCGCGAAAAATGGGACGCGATTGCGCCGATTTCCCGCGTCGAAGCCAGCCTGGAAGCGCGGATTATTCAGCTTATTTTGAAGGGCAAAAAAGAGGGCAGCGATTACAAAGAGATTGACCTATTAGGCCGCCAGATTGAGCGGTTAGCACGGGTTAATCGTTACATGACCACCGGCAACGAGGTCGACCTCAATCCCAACGTAGCCAACCGTAACAAAGGGGAGCGCAAGAAGCCGAAAAAGAACTATTTCAGCGAGGAGGCGATTGCCAAGCTGGAGCAGGTATTTTTTGATGATTCATTCGAGTATCAGCTCGGCTGGCACAAAGCCGGGCTGGCGCACCGTATCCGCAACATCCTGAAATCGCGTCAGATTGGCGCGACGTTTTATTTTGCTCGCGAGTCGCTGCTGCACGCCCTGAAAACCGGTCACAATCAAGTATTCCTCTCAGCCAGTAAAACCCAGGCGTATGTGTTCCGTGAATACATTATTCAGTTTGCTCAACTAGTTGATGTTGAGCTGGCCGGTGATCCGATTGTCTTGGGTAATAACGGCGCAAAGCTGATTTTCCTTGGCACCAACTCCAACACCGCACAGAGCCATAACGGCGACCTACTGGTCGACGAAATATTCTGGATCCCGAACTTCCAAAAGCTGCGCAAAGTGGCCTCCGGTATGGCCTCACAAAAGCACCTGCGGTCAACCTACTTCTCCACCCCCTCTACCCTGGGGCATGGCGCATTTCAATTCTGGTCAGGCGAACTGTTCAACAAAGGCCGTAAAAATGCCAGTGAACGCGTGGAGATCGATATCAGTCACAGCGCGCTCGCTGCGGGCAAGCGTTGCGGTGATGGCCAATGGCGGCAGATTGTCACTATTGAGGACGCACTTGCCGGGGGCTGCAACCTCTTCGAGCTGGACATGCTGAAACAGGAAAACAGCGCCGATGATTTCCGAAACCTGTTCATGTGCGAATTCGTGGACGATAAAGCCTCGGTGTTCCCGTTTGAGGAATTGCAGGGCTGCATGGTAGACAGCCTGGAGGAATGGACGGACGTTAACCCGTATGCAGCCCGGCCCTTCGGTGACCGCCCGGTATGGGTCGGCTATGACCCTGCGCACACCGGCGACAGCGCCGGGTGTGTGGTACTGGCTCCGCCGATGGTCGTGGGCGGTAAATTCCGCATCCTGGAGCACCACCAGTGGAAAGGCATGGACTTTGCCGCCCAGGCCGAGGCCATCAAAGCACTAACAGAAAAATACCGTGTGGAATACATCGGTATCGACGCCACCGGCATCGGGCAAGGGGTTTTCCAACTTGTACGCGCTTTCTACCCGGCAGCACGAGAAATCCGCTACAGCCCGGAGGTTAAGACCGCCATGGTGCTGAAAGCCAAAGACACGATTGGCAGTGGCCGTCTGGAATACGACATCGCCCACACCGACATCACAAAATCGTTTATGGCCATCCGCAAAACCATGACCGCCAGCGGGCGCAGCGCCACTTATGACGCCAGTCGCAGTGAAGAAGCCAGCCACGCCGACGTAGCGTGGGCGACCATGCACGCCCTGTTAAACGAACCGCTCACCGCCGCCAATGGTCAGCCGTCTAAATCTATCCTGGAGTTCAACCGATGAGTAAGCGAAACCGCGGCAACAAAAAGGCCACCACAACCACCGCGCAGCCCGCTCAGGCTACGCAGGCGTTCACCTTTGGCGAGCCGTCAGCGGTACTGGATCGCCGTGACATTTTGGATTACACCGAGTGCGTCGGTAACGGTAAGTGGATAGAGCCGCCAATCAGTTTTTCCGGGCTGGCGAAAACCTTTCGCGCCGCCGTTCATCACAGCTCACCGATTTACGTGAAGCGCAACATCTTGGCCAGCACCTACATCCCGCACCCGCTGTTATCCCAGCAGGATTTTAGCCGCTTTGCGCTTGACCATTTGGTCTTTGGTAACGCTTTTTTAGAACAGCGTTTAAGCGTCAGCGGCAAGCTGATGAAGCTTGCCACCTCCCCGGCCAAATACACCCGGCGCGGCGTGGAGCGTGGTGTTTACTGGTTTGTGCAATCCTTTACCGAGCCGCACAGCTTCGCCCCGGACAGTGTTTTTCACCTGCTGGAGCCGGATATTAACCAGGAGCTTTACGGGATGCCTGAATACCTGAGCGCGCTTAATTCAGCATGGCTGAACGAGTCCGCCACGCTGTTCCGCCGCAAGTATTACCAGAACGGCGCGCACGCCGGTTACATCATGTATGTGACCGATGCAGCCCAGAGCACCACCGATGTCGATGCACTGCGCGAGGCGATGAGCAACTCAAAGGGTTTGGGTAATTTCAAAAACCTGTTTTTCTATGCGCCGAACGGAAAGCCCGACGGGATTAAAATCGTGCCGCTCAGTGAAGTGGCCACCAAAGACGATTTCTTTAATATCAAGAAAGTCAGCGCAGCTGACCTGATGGACGCCCACCGTATCCCCTATCAGCTGATGGGGGGCAAACCGGAAAACGTCGGGTCAACTGGCGACGTAGAGAAAGCGGCAAAGGTCTTTGTCCGTAACGAGCTGACACCGCTCCAGGAACGCATCAAGGAGGTTAATGACTGGCTTGGTATTGAGGTCATCAAGTTTAAAAAATACACCCTCGACAACGACGACGAGTAACACCACAGCCGCCAATTTAGGTGTATTAGTCGCGACTTGACCTGACACGGCCACGGCTACGGCTACGGCACAGAGGCAATCTGACAGGCAGCTCTGTGCCAGGAGCGGAAGTAGCAAACATCAACCTGAGTTATTCTTAAGGGAGCAGGTCGTCGGGATAAGTCGTGGATTAAGCTCTTACATTCAATTTCATTTTCCTAGTCAACTTAGTATTGTGGTAATACTCAAATAAATGTAGGTAATTGTAATGGACTTAGTTGATTCATCAGAAGGTTGGGCTATTATCCGACTGGCCTCTCTGGCTAAGCAAAGCTCCCGGGAGCCTGCCAGATTACTATTCGCCACGATCACTGAACTCACACCTGAACGCATGCTGCCACCACCGATGAGTGGCTTCGAAACAGTGACCGTCAAATCGACCAAAGAGCGCATTTTCTTCAGACGCACACTCCTAGCGTTGTCTGATGCTCGGCAATGGTATCTATCTCTTCAGGAAGGCGTTTGCAAAACGCCTCTTCCAACACTTGAGGCTGAGCGTAACCTTGCTCTGGATGGCCTGCCTCTTTTGACCGCGGGTAAACTTTATGATGAGAAACCTTGGCCCCAGTTGAGTTTGCCCATCGGCGAAGGATTTTTTGCACTTCCTTTGGCCGAAAACGATCCTGCTCCGTTTATAGGAAGCACAACTTCCCGTATACACCGGCGATTTGACGGCGGTGGGATTGAACACTTTGCAGGATTTCTGCTTGATGATGAAGCCACAACATTTGTAGCTCAGCGAATGCACATAAACTTGCGTGGTTATCAAGAGTATCTGGGGAGTGCCTGTTACGTAAGCCCCCAGCGCATATTACGACGGGTTGAAAATTTTATAGTTGATGCAGGCAAGGAAGGCGATGAGTCTCTTCTATTCCGGTTTGTTGCTATGCCCGGTCAAACAGTTGAGGGACTTGAGCTTACAACGTTTGACACAGACATGAATTTGCTAACTGATTTTCAGACTCATAAGTTACGAAGCGATGGTGTAGTGATACAGAAAAAAGCCGTATGCGATGGAGAGTACGGGTATGTTCTGCGGCACCCTTCTCATGGCATTTTGGCGTTCAGTCCCCCCTCACCTTTCATACGGCATATCAATGTTGGTGTAGGAGTTGCAGACAGAACACAATACATTGTCGATGTGCCCATCGATGAGTCACCAGACGCCGAAAGATTGACCTATCACGCGTCGCGTAGCACGGTACACTCAACCTCGACGGCTGTAGTGCGTGAGGCTGAACCCGCACAGATTAGAGCAAAACGACGCGAACAACATTATCGCCGTCAGCGTAAAATCCAGGCTGACACGCAGGGTCAACGCTGGTTTAAAGATAACCATCGAAAGGAAGCCATGCGCTTTTTCCATGCGCTAATCCAGACAGCTAAAAAGCGGATCATTATCGCCGACCCCTATTTTGGAGGTTTACAGTTCTCGCAGTATCTTTATAAAGTAGGCTCACGTCAGGTAAACGTAGACATTTTAACCACAGCAAGAGCTTTTACAGGAAATTCACCTGAAGAGAAAGCAAGAACCTTCCTTGATGGTATCGAAGAAATTCGTAAGAACCATCACATAACCATCAAGACACACATCCTACCAGGGAATCTTCTTCATGATCGCTTTATAGTCATTGATGATGAAGTATGGTTCTCAGGAAACTCCCTAAACTCTTTTGGCAAACAGGCTTCAGTAATTGTCAAACTGCCCGACCCGCAGACTATAATTGATAATCTAGAGCTTATTCTCGCTCAAGGCAGACAATTGGAAACCCATTTTTCCTTATCGAAAAGGGCATATACAAGTGGAGAAAACGAATGAACATTTTTTCTCCTTCACTAATAGTATCCAGCCCGACTAAGCGTTCACTACCAGAAAAAACCATATATTGGGGGTGCACACCCGGCGGCGATCCCACTAAGTTCCCGCCTGATCTTAATGCCTTAAGAATACGCCGTGATCTAGATGTAGCGGAACCCCTAACTTTTTTTGTAGACGCGGTCAGGGATGCGCAGGAAAGGATCTGGATATTGGACGGTTATTTTTTTGCCGCACCTAGCAAAAAAATTGATAGCACAGATTATATACTTGATATTGCTAAATGGTTTCACGCTCGACTTGATGCAACCGACGTCCGAATTTTAACTAAGGTTCACCAAGAATTCAGTTCTGAGATGGAATCTATTTTTGAAATACAGGAAAAAGAAATTAACGCATTACGCGGAGGCGGAAAGCCCAAATGTTCGATTCAGATCAGACAAACCTTAAAGCAGAAATTTGATTTTATGCATGATCGTTTTGCCGTGGTTGATGATGAACTCTGGCATTTCGGGGCTACAGTTGGCGGATTTCATACTTCCGTCTCCGCTGTCAGTCGGGGATGGTGTGCAAATGAGACAGGGGCTATAAATTTTTTTGACCTGGCCTGGAGGGAAATGGCATGAACGAATTAATGGAATGGCCCGATGTAAGGCTGAAAAATCCTGTCAGAGTGAACAATGATATAAAATCAACGGATGATTTTATATCATGGCTAGCGGAGAACAAATCTGTCTTAGACAACTGTTTGGCCGATCTAAGGCATCCCTTCCTATCAGAGTCGCCCGAAAACCGGATTGATTTAATTCATAGTTGGTGTTCGAAAAAAAACATTATGGATGACGCGGATATTATTCTGACGTTATTTTGTGCAGAGTTGCTTCATCGACATCCTGAAGTCACAACATGGATTAGCGTCCGCGAAGTGATCATGAACTCTTACGCCGTTGAATACTGGATCAAAAATGCGTTACTTGCATTATGTAATATTTATCAGGAAGCTCGGCACACATACGTCTCTCTTTTTTCGGAAGTATTCTATGCCATTGAGCGAGGTGATTTGAAATCAAATCGGCATTCTGAGCTAACTGATCAATTGTCTCACTGGGAACGGTCAGCCAATAAACTTGAAGAAATTTGGCGTGGGTTTCGTTATTCAGATCCCAGAATGTTTGCCGAGTCGAGTCTGTTTTCGTTTCTAGCTGATATCGACATTAACCAGATGGCCAGTCTACTAAATACATCACGCAACCCGGTTTTGATCGATACAGTGCTTATGGTATCGGGGGCCGGAATGTTCTCTCCCCGTCTGAGTAGATGGAGGGAGTTTGCGCTTTTAGCAGAGCAGGCATTTTCACAAGATGGTCATTGGAACGGAAGCATATTTCTTCCGATGCTACTCGCGCATGTATGCGACAGGATGAAAGATATCCCCTTTGAACTGATACGACAGGGGAAAATGATTGAAGACCAATATAAATCCGAAATACATGCCTTAGCCGATAGTATTGCCCACACACTCTACGGACGTTCAGACTTCGCTGGTATTGTGACACGATGGTCAGCTTGGCTGATGCGTAATATTGTCCTGAGCGATCAGGATTCTAAAGATTTTAAACGCCCAGATTATGCGCTTTCTATACTCAATGATTCACTTGGTCGCCATACATCACAGCTGAATCTGCCAGAAACGAGCCCGTCAGATGCTCCTGACTGGGAGACCCTCTGCTACTTTTCTGCTCGCTCTAGTTTTGCTAACGACAACACCTGTAAACTGCAAAACAATAATGTATTCGAACAGTTATGGCAGCGAGGTGCCGATAGTTTTTCTTTAGCACAGAGCCATAAATTACATCGTATATTATCACTGCACTTCAGAAGAGAAGGCCAGAGCTTTCCGGGGATATCTTCACACCTTCTGGCCTATCCGCTTGTACAACTCGGCGACACAGCTGCGCGCTGGCTTAGCCTCTGGAACTCCGCATATTTTCTACGTGAGGCAGCAGAGTTTGGCCTACCCGAGGCCCCCTCGGAACGGTACTCACTTCGACATAACATAGGAGAATGTCTTTTAGTGCTCTGCGCTTCCGGCCTTGCTGCTCTGGATCAGATGTCCGTACAGCTTGAAGAAGGTAAGCTAAGTACTCCCCAGAGTTTTCTGGACATGCATCAATATCTACACTTTGCCGTAAAAGAGATGATGTCAGTTGATGACACCATAAATATAAAGCACTGGAAGCAACTTTTTCTGCACCTCTGTTTGAGACGCGTGATATGGGATGGCTCGTTAATGGACGAGGCACAGCATTCATTCTTTCCTCCCACTGAAAAGCCTGATTTTCAGGACTATCTGGAATATTACCACTCAGACATAATGGATCTGGCAGGGATGCTGTCCAGTGCAATTCGTAACAACGCAAATACAGAGGCGATTAAAGTCTTGGTGACAGCTGCCAATATCAATTTGGCAGAGATTATTGGTCAGCTAAAATGGCTAAATCAAGTGGATGAAAGGCGATATTCACTGAACATGGACGTCATATCTGATCTGAAGCCGCTTTTACAATAGTGGTTAAATGGGTAGCTTCGAAAGCGTCGCTACCCATTTGATTTTATTCTTAATTACTTGGATAAACTTGCAAAAAAAATCGATTTGAATTCCATTTTTTTGATGATATGACCTGTTCCAAGATGATTGACAAACGGTATCGATAGCAACATTCATGGCGACTCAATCACGAATGTCTGCTGATCGCTCAAAGCCGACAGTCAGATAAGATTGTGTTCTATCCGCGTAACTGTCAGCTCTCATCTGAGCTGATACAATTTAGGCGGCTTTTCTATACCACGCTGTAACGCTCTCAGATGCCCGTAACACCACGCAACCCCTCACCCTACCCAGCATTTTGATTTCAAAAATTCGATGCCGCCACGACGTGAAAAATCAATTATTTTTTTAAAATAAAATTCACTCTGCGCGCAATGCTATCCCCACCACGCCTGCCCGCTTCATGTGCCGGTTTTCATGCAGTTGCCTGACTCAACGGAAACCGCGCCAATACTGGCGCGGTGGAAAAAAAATACTCATCAAAACTAATACAAAATAATGCAACGTGAATGCAACCTGAAAAGTGATTACATACTAATGGCTTAGTGAGTAATTTAAATCTCACAAAACCTCAATCATTTCCGCGTAGCCCCCTTCATCGTCTAATGATGATGGATAAAATCGAAGTCGTTTACCAAGATGAACACTTTTCCCTTTATCATCTTCAATAATTTCAGAGCATCGGAAGAAAAACCGCTCTGTAGGAGACCCATCAAGACTAATAAATCCTTGCTGTGTTTCAGTATTAAAGAATGTAACTTTTCCCTCAACCTTACCTGGGAAAGATGCCTGTTCTATCATCCCTTGAGTAATTGTAGCTTTCCTTGATAACCATCTACCAAAATCCCCGGAACGCTCTTTATATACTCTTTCATCATCATGCATTCGATGTGTTGGTATATCCTTTAAAACACAGAAGGAGAAATCAAAAGAATATACCGTAGCCTTACGGCCAGCCCCTGCATCATCAATATTTATGATATTATATTCTTTGGAACGACTCGTGTATTTATATAGTGGAACGTTGGGGAAAGAAAATTTATAAGTTGAACGACTACGACAAACCGACACAAGGTTTTGTAAAAAATCTCTATCCTGGTTGGTTAAAGTGCTCTCGTTATTTATCGCATGTTTCTTCAATGCCTCAACTACGTTACTCTTTTCAACTCGTTTTGCATAAGAGTTTTCAGAAAATGCCACATCCATACTTAAATCAAAGAGATGAATCAATCTTCGCATATTTCCATGAGAAGCATATAATATCATCTCAAGTGCATCGCCATAGATCTCCCCCCCCTCTTTGATTTCAAAAATATCACTTGCTCTGAATGGTAGACCGACGTCACCAGTTGGATTTATATAATTATTTATTATACTTATTGCTTTTGAACGTAGCCTTGTGTAACCTACTTCGTCTGCAATGTTATTTTCCAACATTATAACATCACCGTAACGTGTCTCTGTCAGCATATCAGAGTATGAATTAGGATAAACAGCGACTTTAGTCCTAATGAATGATGCCGTTCTAAACTGATTCATCAAAGTCTCAAACAACCCGGTTCTTTCCTGGTCTCCTTTAAAAAAACCTTTATCTAGCGCACCAGCTTCATCGATTAACAGGAGGATTTTACCGTCACTATTTTTGAGTAGATACCTGTAACACTCTTCGATATCCTTTATGCCGGGGTTAGGCTTTTTTTTGAACTCTTGAAAGTGAGTGTTTTTCCACTCGCTTGATGCCTCTAAAAACTTAACTTTGAACCCCCCCTTGTTTTGCCTATCCACACCGACTCTTTGTAAATACTCATCACTACTCAATTCTGATATTTTTAACATCATTTCAGAGTTTTTATGACGGGACATTAAATTTTTCGGGATAAGTTTTAAACTGCCATGTATATCCATCAAGTTTTTAACGCCTTCAAAATGCAAATGAATTGAAGCCAACTCCTCCACGATTTTTATCACCACCTGTCTATATATTTCGTTTGGATCTGCAATATGTTGAAAGTCATTTAACTTAATCATAATTGGTAAAACAACCTCCCCACTCCCTTCTATTAAGGAAGGTAATAGTGATGAGAGATAAAAAGCTTGGTTCGCCCTAAGATACATCGTCTTGCCGGAACCCATTCGCCCTTTAATTATTGAATTCTCATAATCAAATGGAGTAGATAATCCATTTAAGGGATTTACAAATAAATTCAACAAAGTTGTAATATCATACTCATCTGCATTTCTGGTTTTAAATGGTCGAGACTTAAAGATTCTTTCCATGATACCCCCCTTAAACATTAGTTTAAACATGAATTTAACAAATCTATTTTTTTAAGTACATCGTTTTCGCAACAAAATGCTATGAATATTTGAGAGGCTGATTCTTTAACATGGCAAATCATTTCCAATTTGGTGAGAAGGCATCCTATGACTAAGTGAAGGTAACAGCCTTCTTACTGCATCTCTCAACACCTTGGTTACATCAGGGTCATTCCAGCTAACATCCCCGCTCTCAATCAAATTCAGCACCGCTATGACGTACTCAGGCGGCGCAACAGTCAAAACTGGCTCCGGCTCTTGCCCAACCTCCCCACAGTTATTGACAGGACTCCGAGGCGCGCCAGAGGCGCTTTTTAAAGTCAAAGGCTCAACGTCAACGGCTTTACGGACAATGCGCCATTCTGTTGTACGGGTTTCAAATACATGACCAGAGCCAAGATGCGGCGCGAAGATGCCAACAACCTTTTGCACCTCCTCGTCGTAGGCATTCGGCTCATCGGCCACCTTGCGTGCTACACGTACGGTCTGAACGTCACGCGGCACGTTTGCCCCGCCCTGCCCGGCGATATATGCGGCAAAATCACCGACATCCGCAGCAGCGCGAACCGCCTCGACCCGTTCGTCGAAGGTGTCAGCCAAGCTAATCCCACGTAGGCAACTGGCACGGCACTCGCGATACGCGCCCATGGTAGGAACACCAATAGATTTAAATTGAGGGATGCGCCACGTTGACGCCCAGGAAGTCACAGCGGCGGCCATATCTCGCAGCGGCTTACCGGTATCGTGATCGATCTCACCGTCCAGCGCATAGCCGTCGATATTCTTGGCAATGTATTTAGCGATGTAACCCGCTGCGCCGCCCTTATTCAGGTGCTTGCAGTCAAAGCGATTTTTGGCTGCGCCACGCTCGTCAGCATCCTCTTTCATGGCATACCGACGCATGATGTCAATAACCTGCTGGCGCTGCTTACGCTCGCAAAACATCATCATGTGCCAGTGCGGTGTACCATCATGGTGCGGCTCAACAACGCGCATACCGTAGACATTCAGCTCACGGTCTTTAAACGCGGTGCGCATCTTGCTCCAGATACCAACAAGGTAGCGCTGACCGTCTTTAGGGGAAAATGCCTCTACATCCCAATTGTGGTTAAACTGAACCTGGGGATTCTCTTTCTTACCGACGACGCGCGTCGGGTGGTATTTGGACGGCGTGGTAAGGGTGATAAACATGCCGACATGCCTCTCGCTGGCGGCATACTTTTCAATCCCCGCAATGGTGCTCATCAGTTCCATGCGTCGTATCTCAGGGTTAGAAATGCTCGCCATGACCTTATCAATCAGGTCGAAGCGTTCGCCTGTCTCGACGTTCTCCAGGTCGCACCCTTTCAGGTATTCCATATTGGCCAGTCGCCGCGCCTGCACATCCCTGATAGCCTGCTTGCTGGCGTATGGGTATTTGTTACGGTTGACCTCACCGGCGGCTATCAGCAACGCCTCGCGCCAGCGCGTGCGCAGTGCTTTCAACTGACGTTCCCACCATTCGGAATTAACCAGTCGTGACAAGCTGGCAATCGCTGACGCGGCATCAAGCGCACCCTTACGATATTTGCGCCAGTGCATCGGAGTAACATTAAACGCGCGGGCCATATTGCCAACTTGACCATAAAAATCAGCCTGCACGCTGTCGCTGATTAACCCGGTGTTATCGCCGTCATTGGCATCTATAAACTCCTCGCAATAACGCTCATAGTTCTGCATCAGTTGCCCGGCAATGCGGTCAGCGAAACGCCGCAGCTCTTTATCATCCATACCGGGCAGGCGTGCATAGTTGTCAACCTCCGCCATAAAGCACGGTGACGCATTGAGATCCATGGCATTTTTAGAGTTAACGATTTCGATACGCGGCCAGATGCGGCGCTGAAACTGGAGCATTAGCCATTTATTGGCATCGTGTAGCCCTTTCTCTTTCAGCAGGTAAGCATGGCGCGACAGGAAAATCGCACCTAGGAAGTGCGGGAGGGATTGGATATTGCGTAAAACAGCTTGCCCCTGAGCGTGTTGCTCACGGGTAAGCGGTCTCTCTTTGCCAATGGCCTGTTTGGGCGCGTTCCATGGGTGAACACCGACGAACGGCTCGCCGGTGTTGCCTGGGTAGGCTGGCGGTGGAGTGGGGGCAACCCGCCCCCGGCCTGCCTCGCTCATTCGACAGCGGTCGAGTGATTGGCAAATGCCGCTTGGCACAGCAGGCCAATGCGCTCAACTTCGGCGGCCAGCTCAGCAAAGTTGGTAACATCTGAGTCGCGGATATTCTGATGGATCAGGCCCGAAACCAGTTGCGGGATAGTCGGGTAATAGCCAATGGCGTCAAGCCACTCTTTGCCTGCATCCTTGCCGGTTTTAACCGTCTTTTTCCGGTTAAGAATGAATTGGAATGTGTCACTGGTAATTACCCAATCTCTACCGATAGCGATACGCAGCATGATTAGCCCCGGAAATGTTTGGATTGTTGTTCAAAGAGGGTTTGGCATGACACGCAACGGGTTACACCATGGAAAGCCGCGCGACGTGCTTCTGGGATTGGCTGGTCACACTCCTCGCAAATAGACGCAGACACACCGCCACGATGGCGCACTGCGTTAATCTGCCCCGCAAGGGTTTCCTCCTGGCGCTGCTGTACTAAATCCATTAAATCCGGCATGGTTGCTGCTCCTCTTTTTTATTAAGCTCACCAATCGCATCGCGGCACAGCGCAGCGATATGCCTTCCTTGACGAGAAAGGTCGTTAAAGCTAGCGATGGTTTTCAGAAATATGCCCCGCTTTACTGACAAATTAATAATGTCAGCCGTGAGCTTTAATTCATCCGAGTAAATGGCAATGGTAGGGTAAAATGCCTGACCCGTTTCTTTATCCTCTTTCACATCGCTGAGGATAAAACACCCGGTGCGCATTTTAGTAATTGCATACCAACCCTTAATAACGACGCGATTAGCCGGACATTGAGCGGTCCGGACTTGCTTATCCATGATGACCCGCCTTTTGTGCAAGCGCCTCATGGTTTAACTTCTCGGACTCAACACGGAGCAGTTCGATAATCTCAACGCTAGACAGGTGGTTCACTGTCGCATAGGTTGCCATGCGATCTAGGTGTGAGGAGAAGCTGGTCGCCGCGTCTGCCTTGGCCTCGTTGCGGGCGTTTCTCAACATCCAATCACGTGACTCATTGTCAGCCTTATTACGCATTGCTTGGCCAACGGTTTTATACATATGCATATAAACCTCCAGATAATAGAGTGCCCGACGCAATGAAGCGCCTTTAAATAGAACAGGTATTAATTAATGCAAATACTTTTCGGGCTTAACTGCCGTCAATATTGTTGGGGCGTGCTCAAATAGGTTGAATAATTCACGTAGTGCCTTGAATAGCGCCTCTCGCCACGTGCATGATTCATCATCAATGCGCCAGTATGGCTGGCTGAATTCGGCCTCAGTCAATCCCGCATGAAGAAATAACGTGCGGCGTTGGCCAATGGTTAAACGGCCAATATAACCAGACTTGCTAATACCGTGTTTGCGATACTTAGCAAACGCACTGCGTAATTCACCAATAGCGCAGACAATGCGCTCGCAGTCGCCCTCACTCATCTCCTCCAGTTTCAGCACAGAGTGACGCTGTTTAAGCTGCGCATGAAAACAGATGGTCAGGCGCTCACGCTCCATCATGTCGTTATAGAAATTGCAGGTGTCACGCCAGCGCGGAGCGGCAAGATGCTTACCGATAAGACCACGCAACCCGGCGGGCTGACTACGGACGGTTGCAACAGTCATAACTGTCATTTGAACCTCCTCCGTAAAACGGATTTGAATGCGGGGATCCAACGGCCAGCGCGACGAGTGCGGATGATAATGCCCTTGCGCCCTTTGCCGTGGGTGATGGTGATGTCAAGTGAGCGAGTCGTCTGGTTATTCCAGAGTAACGGCGCGATAGATATAGGTTGTTGCATATAATCCCCCTCCTAATATTACCCATTGGTAACCACCCACATCGTAGGCCGTTGCAAATAGGTGCCGGGTTTTATTCATGCCCGGCGCATGATTCCTGTGGTAGGATTGAATCGCCAAAAACACCCAACCAAAGAAGGAACTAATAAGTGTCAAATAAAGTTACTGAAGTTCACCCCAATAAGATTTTCACCGGAGCCGTTGCAAGCGAAAACAGGATTTCTATCACCGCTCAATTGCATTCCGACGTTAAACTCGCATCCAATGGACTGCTCTCACTGGTTATCGACGTCGAGCAAGCCAAGACCTTGCATGACTCCTTAGGCAAATGGCTTAGCACGAAAGACAAGGAGTAAATAGACTACAAACCCTGGGATTTGCATGAACCTATACAAATCCCGGGGCGCACCCTTCTAATAAGTTAATTACAGACGTGACCTCGCTCTCGCTTTGATTATTGTCTCCCCTACATAGGCTGATGCCATAAAGAACGTCTCCCACAACTTGTCTATTTTTGTAAAATGACCTTGCGTAAACTCTCGCACCACCGTAACCACCCACAACCATTCTCGCATCCCCAAACGCATAAATAGCACCTTCATGGTTATTAGCTTGCGTATCCCTGCAAGCACCAGCAGTCCTTAGCAAGTCGTTTTCATGAATCAGCTTACTGACGCATTCCTCAATTTTATCTATGAAGCCTGCTGCCGCAGCCGCCCCATTAATGGTAAGTGGCGTCTCACGCAAGCCATTAATCAAGGTGAAGATAGGCTCGCGTGGGATGTTTTTTTCATTCTTGCTCATAGCTGGATATCTCCGTTGTTGAAAATAAAATTCATACCTATCGAACTGGTGAAGATGGCTCACCGAGTCCAAGCCACTGCAACCAGCCGTCGCGGATTTCCTTCGGGCGACTCTCGAAAGCCAATTTCATCCCCTCGTTCCATGCAGGGAGGTAAACCCAGTATTCAGCTCGCGCTGTTGGCACCTCCGGCGTACGCATTTCCACAACTGGCAGCTTGTTCTTATCAATCATGCCCTTTACCGCTTCGGGGGTTTTGCCGATGACCTTGGCAAATTCTTGATACGGCAATGCATCCGAAAGACTTACCACCTGTTTACTCATCTGCTAATCTCCTTGTTCGTAGCAATCAGTGGTCTGTAATGGCCTCTAATTGCTTCAATTGGATATTTAAGTTATCCGATGGGATAATATTTACCCGAAGAGGTTTTTATGTCAATAGACAATGCAGAGAAATTGAAACTGATGCGTGAGTCAGAACGGCTAAATCGCAAACAAATCAGTGAGTTGTCAGGGGTTCCATACAGCTCTTTATCAAGCTATGAGAACGGAACGAAGGAAATAAGCCTTAGCGCCATTAAGAAAATCCTTAATATTCCTAGGTTTAGCAAATATACACTGTGGTTTATGACTGACCAAATAGCACCCGAATCCGGCCAAATAGCGCCGGCACTCGCACACTTTGGGCAAGACGCAACAACCTCGCAGCACTCAGACCAAAAGACTGGCTAAACATTCACTTAAATTATCTATTCAATAATTTTCGTGTAAAAGCCAGTTACATTCATGAAAGTAAAATCTTCCTCGGAGGGCTTCGCGATGGCGATTAAGAAGCTCGAAGATGGTCGATATGAAGTGGACATAAGGCCGAACGGGCGCAACGGAAAGCGTATCCGTCGGAGATTTGACAAGAAGCACGAAGCACAAGCTTTTGAGAAGTACACGCTTGTGAACTATCACGACAAGGGGTGGCTAGCAAAACCAACAGATAAGCGGTCTTTATCTGAGCTAATTGAGCTTTGGTGGGTGTATCACGGTAAGACCATAGATCATGGCCAGTCTTATCGTTACAAACTCAACAAGATCAACCGGAGTATGGACTACCCTGCGGCGTTCCAAATAGATAAAAGGCGTCTTGCTAACTATCGGGTATTGAGACTGAGTGAGGGTGACCAGGCTTCTACGCTTAACCGTAATCTTGTTGTTCTATCGGGGATGTTCACCTTCCTGATTGAGGCAGGCTTGTACCACGGCGTTCACCCATTGCGCGGGATAAACAAACTCAAGGAAGCCCCGACGTCTATGGGATTTCTTTTACAACCCGAGATCGAACACCTGCTTGCAAGCGCGGAAGGTGATAACTACAAAATTGCAGTCTTGTGTTTAAGCACCGGCGCACGATGGGGAGAGGCTAGCCAATTACGTGTTGAAAACGTCATCGGCGGCAAAGTGACTTTTGTACATACCAAAACCGGTAAAAGGCGTTCTGTGCCAGTTTCTGAGGATGTTAGAGAGGCCCTGTTCACTCGAGAAACAGGCAAGCTATTCCCAGATGCAAGTTATGACGCTTTCCGCACGCTGATTAGGACGATAAAGCCAGATTTACCGAAAGGACAAGCGACGCATGTTTTGCGTCACACGTTCGCAACGCACTTCATGATGAACGGAGGGAATATTGTGACTCTGCAACGCATTTTGGGCCATGCCAAAATCACTCAGACAATGACATATGCACACTTTTCGCCGGACTTCCTGAACGATGCTATTTCGTTCAACCCATTGCAGGGCAAAGTCGCCGTTTAG